CAACTGCACTTTCTGAAGGCATAGGTAGAGGTGGTTTACAGTTTACACAGTTTGGTCAAGATTTGGCTAGAGTGTCTCCGGCACTGTTACAGAGTTTACAGAATTTATCATACGAAGCCGGAAGTGGAGGCAATGTTGTAGGAGCATTAGATGACTTTAGATCAACTATTGGAACAGTTGATCAAAACTCAAGACAGTTTTTAAGAGCTTTAGAAATCAGTGGTGATCCAATGGCCAAGTTTGTGATTAGACTAGCAAACTTAAATGAAACAGTTGATGATAACACATTTGCTGAAATGGTAAAAACCATGAGTGAAATTGATGCAGGTCAATTAGGTCGAGCACAGAATCAAATGGCACTAGCTCTAGCAAAAATCAGAACAGCGTTTACCAAGGTAGCATTGGCATTTTTAAACGAAGACACAGTAAATGGTTTTCAATTTATGGTTGACAAATTTACAGATGCGTTAGGAGGTGTAGCTGATTGGTTAAAAGGTCCTGGTTTTAAAATGATCAACGATGCATTTACAGGAGTGACTAACTTTATTGCTGATTTGTTTGGTGGTAAAATGACACTGTGGGAAGGTTTAACTAGAGCATTCTCAGGAGTGTTTAACGGATTAGGAGATATCTTAACACAAGGAATAAGTTCCGGAATCAGAAGAGGTGTTGCAATAGCAGTACCTGGCGGTGTTAATGAAGACATGATTAACAAAATGGATAATCTAGCTACAGCATATCGTGAAGCCGCCCCGGAAGATAAAGACACAAGATTAAACGAATTATACGATTATGTTTTTAATACTCAAACACTACCTAGTGGAATTGAAGTTGTAAACCCGTTTGCAAAATCTGGTGCTGAAATGACAACACCAGACGAAAGACAAGCAATGTTAAACGCTTTAAGAAACTATGAGTTTGGAATCAATTTGGGATCAACCGCAGGCACAACTACTACTACCGGAACAGAGACAGCAGTTCCAGGTCAACAGCAAACAGATGGTGCTATACGTCCGGATAGTAATATCAGAATCATGCCTATGTTTGGTAATCCAGATGATTACACAGATAGAGAACTAACACAAGAAGAAAAAACTATTAAACTGCTTGAAGAATTAAATGGATATCAAGATAGAATTGTAAGAATTGCAGAACAACAAGCAGGATTAACAAAGAGAAACAACGATAATATGGAAAATTGGATAGTGGCAAACAATGCAGATCATCCATAACAATATCACTTGACAAAACAATTATAAAAGCATACAATAAATAACATTATGAGTTGGCGAAAATACTTTAAAGAATACAATACAGAGTCTGGTACAAACTCACCGGTGGGATCAACATCTTCATCCTATACCGGCAGTACTCAACATTCAAAATACAACACGTGGCTACCAGAAGTGTATGCCGGACAACCAAACAGACGTGAAAGATATTATCAATATGACATGATGGACTTGGACACAGAAATCAACTCTGCACTAGACACTATTGCAGAATTTAGTTCTCAGTCAGATGAAAAAACTGGTTCACCATTTCATATTCAGTACAAAGAAGAGCCAACAGACACAGAAACTGCACTTTTACAAAATGCACTGATGCAATGGAACAAAATCAATCAATGGCAAAAGCGTTGTTTCAAAATGGGAAGAAACACCATCAAGTATGGAGATCAAATATTTGTCAGAGATCCCAAAACATACAAATGGTATTGGGTTGATCCAGGCAATGTTGAACGTATTGTGGTCAATGAAGGCAAAGGCAAAAAGCCTGAAGCATATTTTATTAAAAATTTAGATCTCAATGTAAAAAGTCTAAACATCACATCAGATTCATATTCACAGAATTTTGTATCACCAACTGGCGGCGGCTATGCTGGCACAATGGCACACCCTATGTCAGGTGGCATGAGCAACAGATCATCACAACCATACAGCGGTACTGGAGGTTTAGGTGGCGGAAGATTTCAACGTGATGCCACTGTGTATCCAATTGATGCATCTCATGTGGTACATTTGAGCTTAACAGAAGGAATGGATAGATACTGGCCTTTTGGAGTTAGTTTGTTAGAACCTATTTTCAAAACCTACAAACAAAAAGAACTGTTAGAAGATGCAATCATTATCTATCGTGTGCAAAGAGCACCAGAGCGTAGAGTATTCTACATAGATGTAGGCAACATGCCAACATCAAAAGCCATGGGCTTTATTGAACGAGTCAAAAATGAAATTCATCAAAGAAGAATTCCTAACAGAACAGGTGGTGGTGCTAACATAACAGATTCCACATATAATCCGTTGTCAATGATAGAAGATTATTTCTTTGCACAGACGGCTGAAGGCAGAGGTTCAAAAGTTGAAACATTACCAGGCGGTTCTAATCTAGGCGAAATTGACGATTTAAGATATTTCAATGACAAATTAATGAAAGGTCTTAGAATACCTAGTGCGTATATGCCAAGTTCACCAAATGATCCACAGACTGCTTTCACAGATGGCAGAGTTGGTACTGCATACATTCAAGAATTTAGATTTACAAAATTCTGTCAAAGAATACAGAATTTTATACAGCCTAGTGTTGACAGAGAATTCAAAATGTTCTTAAAAAACAGAGGTATAGAAATTGATTCTGGCATGTTTGAACTACAGTTTAATGCACCGCAAAACTTTGGCAAATATAGACAGATTGAATTAGACACACAGCAAGTAAACATCTTTAATCAAATCAACCAAACACCTTATATCAGTAAACGTTTTGCAATGAAGCGTTTCTTAAATCTTTCAGAAGATGAAATCTATGAAAATCAAAGACTATGGGCTGAAGAAAACAAAACCACAATGCCTGGAGGAATGGAAGATCCTGAAGGATTAGGTTCAGTTGGTGGAGCTCCAATGTCAAGTTCTGCATTAGGCGGCGGCAGTGATGTTCCTGCACCTGAAGACACAGAAGGCACAGAATCTCCATTAGGAAATACTGCTCAGCAAGATGCTGATGCAGGCGATACCGATACTAGTGCATAGTATCTGATTCAGTTCCTATAGAAATTCTTTCATCTAATCGATCAATAAGATATTCAGCAACCACTTTTAATTTTTCAAGTTGTTTTTGTTGTTCTTCATCTAATGTATCTTGATTTTCTAACAACACAATATAATTGTTCACTGCTGAAAGTTCACTCTCAAAAAGTTCTTTGACTGTGATGTATTCGTAAGACATTACAACTGTATTTACTAAATACTTTTTGATATGAGATATAACGAACTAAAAGAAGCATATTTGCCTGATCAAGACAAGTATCATCGTGCTGATATCAGCACGTCACGAAAAACAAGACTGACTCTTAAGCATTTAAACAAACTAAGAAGAGTCAGAGAAATAAGAAAACAAGATCAAGAGGAAAACCGCGAATTTGTGGCTAGAATGTACGGTCAACCACCTGTACAGTAAAAAGATCTTTTAAAAACACAAGTTTTTTTGATTTTTTTCAAAAAAACCTGAATTTTCTGTCTATTTGCACCCAATATTTTAAAAAAGTAGTAAATATCTACAACGATTAATATATTAAAAGTATCGATACTAATATTATAAGGAGAAACGACATGTCAGAAATGAGTTCTAAATTAGAACAAGTTCTCGAGTATCTAGTAAACGGTGAACAGGATCAAGCAGAGTCACTACTGCATGATGTGATCGTAGAAAAAGCTAGAACTATTCATGAAGAGCTTGTTAATTCACAAGACACGGTTGAAGAAGCAGAAACTACAGAAGAAGACACTGTAGAAGAAGCAGAAACTACCGATGAAGATGCTGTTGAAGAATCAGAGGAATCTGAAGAAGAAGCAGTTGAAGAACAAGTAGGTGCCGAAGGCGATGCAGAAGCTGAATTAAAAGATGAGCTAAAGCAAAAAGCCGAGGAAGACGCTGAAGAAATTGACTACGAAGAAACAAACGAAGACGAGCACGAAGGCGACGAAGACAAAGACGCTGAAGGCGACGAAGAAGTTGAAGACAGAGTAGACGATTTAGAAAATGCCTTAGAAGAGCTAAAAGCCAAATTTGATGATATCATGAACGGTAAAGAAGAAGCCGGCGATGAAGAATCAGAAGACGAAATGTCAGATGATGAAGAATCAATGATGCCAGCAGAAGAGTCTGCAGAAGAAACTGTACAGGATCTTGAAGAAGCAGAACTAAAGCCGGTTAAAGTTGATCACAAAGATGGTTCAGACGCAACTAAATCACCAGTAGCATCAAAAAATGATATGGGCGGCAACGCTGGTAACATTGCACAAGGTGGTGAAGAAAAAGGCAGTTCAGCACCCAAGCCACAAGACATGGGTTCAACAACTGAGCCAAACATGTCAAAAGTAACAGCTGACTCAAAAGATGGTGCAGATGCATCAGCTAGGTCAACAATTACAGGCAAGTAATAGGAAAGGCAACCTAGAATGATTCGTCCATTAACAGAAAGTTTAACATTCGATCAAGCAAAGATCGAAGTTTTACACGAAGGTAAAGACGATAACAAGCACCTTAAAATGAAAGGTGTGTTTATTCAAGGTGGTGTAAAAAACCAAAACCAACGAGTTTATCCGGTTTCAGAAATTTCTAAAGCAGTAAGCAACATCAAAGAAAGACTTGATGGTGGTTTTAGTGTTTTAGGTGAAGCAGATCATCCAGAAAACTTAACAGTTAATCTAGATAGAGTTTCACACATGATTGAAGAAATTTGGATGGATGGTCCAAATGGTATTGGAAAACTAAAAATAATGCCTACACCAATGGGTAAGATTGTTACAACTTTACTCGAAAGTGGTGCAAAATTAGGAGTTAGTTCCAGAGGTTCTGGTAACGTAGGTGAAAGCGGTGAAGTTCAAGACTTTGAAATCATCACTGTTGACATTGTTGCACAACCCTCTGCTCCAGACGCCTATCCCAAAGCCATATACGAAGGCTTATGGAACATGACCGGTGGTCAAAAATTACACGGCTTGGCACATGCTAGTTTGCATGATGCTAGAGCACAGAAGTTTTTGGCTAGCGAAATTACTAAGTTAATACATGAGCTAAACAAGAAGTAAGGAGATTCAGATGGCAGATATAACAGAAATTTTCGGTTCAGATGTGTTAAGCGAAGAACTGAAAACACAAGTCCAAGAAGCTTGGGAGACTAAGCTGTCTGAAGCCCGTGAGGAAATCTCTGCAGAGCTTAGAGAAGAATTTGCACAGAGATATGAGAATGACAAATCACAGATTGTGGAAGCAATGGACAACATGCTGTCAGATGCATTAAAGAAAGAAATTTCTGAATTTGCAGAAGACAAAGCAAAAGTTGTTGAAGAAAGAGTTGCTTACAAAAAAGCAGTCGGTGAACATTCTAATATGCTGTCAACATTTGTTTCTGATACACTAGTAAAAGAAGTAAATGAACTAAGAGCAGACAGAGAAGCACTTAAAGGTCAATTTACAAAGTTGGAAAACTTTGTAGTCAGACAACTCTCCAAAGAGTTAACAGAATTTGCTCAAGACAAAAAGGATCTAGTTGAAAAGAAAGTCAAACTAGTAGCTGAAGGTAAGAAACTTATCGAAGATACTAAATCAGCTTTCATCAAAAGAGCCGCAGGTCTTGTGGAAAAACATGTTGATTCAACACTGAAGAGTGAATTAAGCACTTTAAAAGAAGACATCAAAGTTGCCAAAGAAAACAACTTTGGTAGAAAAGTGTTTGAAGCATTCGCAGGTGAATACATGAGTTCTTACCTTTCAGAGGGTGGAGAAATACGTAAGTTGCAGAAT